GCAAGAAAAGAAAACGAACTAAATCAAACCAAAGACAAAAAACTTACGGTTGCTGCTGCTGACTTAACGGCAGCACCGGAGACAAAAGATTTGGCTGTCGTTGATAGCGTGGTTTATCAAGTTATTGCAGTTGAGACCTATCCACAGGGAACCACTGCAATCAGCTACGAATTAACCTTGAGGGCATAGCGATGGCGCGTCAAATTAAAATTGACCAGATCGCTGGCTTGATGAAAGAAGAGATTCAGCATGTTGTTGAGGCAACAGCATTAAGCTGGACCAAGCAAGTAAAAGAAGAAACTCCAGTTGATGAGGGAACGCTAAGGAATGCTTGGCAAACAAATATTGGACAACTTAAAGCTGAAATTACAAATAATGAGGAATACGCCGAGCCTGTAATTTACGGCAATAATTTGCCTCCAAGCTGGGGAGGGCAATACCGAACACGACAAGGCACGCAGCCAGGTTTCCCAGAGCGAATTGCCAAAGAAATTGCCGTAAATGAAGTGCCACGATTTGTTGAGGCGTTTAGGAGGAAAAACTAATGGCAGCTGCTGACCTCAATACCATTCGCGCTGTGCTGGAAAGCAGGCTTGCAACTGAGCTTGCAAGCGCTCCTGTAGTGCCAGTTGTTTTTCACAACATGGCTTTTGATCCTCCGGCAAATTCGTCCTGGGTGCAGTGCTTGACTGAATTTGGCGCAAGTCAGTATTTAGGGCAGGGTCTGACTGCTAACTCTCAAAATCGTGTTATTGGTTTGATCACTGTCAACGTTTTCAGTGCTCTTGGTGTTGGAGTCGGTGCTAACTACGTTATCGCCAAGAGGATTCGCGACCTATACAATAGGGTCATTGTGTCGGGGGTTTACTTCGACGCTCCAATTGGTCCAGAGGTTTTAGCTAAGGCTTCTCCCGAGGGCTTTCTGCAAACTCAGGTCCGTGTGACCTTTGAATTCATCGAGGAACTCTGACCATGGCCACTATTCGCGGAGAGCAAGGTTCTGTCCAGTTTGAAACTGGCGGTGGCAGCCTTGCAGCTGTTGTTGGCACACGCAGCTGGAGCCTGACGATCACTAAGGAAACGTATGAAACCACAGACCATGGTGATACGTTCAAAAGTTTTGTTGGTGGCTTAGTTTCCGGCGAAGGTACTGTCGAGCTTGTTTACGATCCTGATGCCACTGGTCAAGCTGGATTGATTGAAGATGTTGTAAAGGTAAATGATGCAACGGACGCAAGCTTTGAGCTGTTTACAACAGGCAGCACTTCAGGCACTGACAGCGTTGCGTTTGCCGGAATTATTACTGACACAGAAATCACTTCCACTGTCGGCGAGTTGGTGATTGTCTCGTGCAACTTTGTGACCTCTGGCACTATCACTTCCAACCTGGAGTGATGCGGCTATAGTTTAAGCAACCACTTTATTGATTGAATGGTTGCTTCTAGTCGTACTGTTGATCTGCTGGTTGAGGCATTTGACCTTAACCAGCGCCGGAAGTTTGCACTAAAAAACGAACAAGGTGAAACCCTTGTCGATTTGTATTTCAAGCCGATCACACGCGCAGACCGCAAAAAGGCGCAAAGCTTGGCAGGCAATGAAGAGGCTTTAGATGTGAGCACACAAATGCTGTGCCAGATCGCAGAACTTGAGGACGGATCAAAAGCCTTTGCACCTGCAGATGCAGCGAAACTGCAACGGCAGCTGCCTGAATCAGTCTTGAATGAAATTGAGCTGTTTTTGTTTGGTGTTGGAGAAGCTGCTGACGTTGAAGAAGCAAAAAACGACTAAAGCAGGACAGCTGGCTCTATTTTGAGTTTTTTCTGGCCTGCGAATTAGGAATGACGGTCAGCAAGCTTCGCACTGAATTGACAGACGCGGAGCTTGTTTATTTCGCTGCTTACTTCCAAGTAAAAGGCGAAAGGGAAGAGAAGGCAATGGATCGCGCAAAAATGCGGCGGAGGTAGACTTGTGGCATTACTGAGCAGCCATGGCAACTTCAAATGTTACCTTGATTGTCAACGCTGCTCAGGCGGTCAATCCTCTTAGGCAGGTAACAGCTGAGACAAAGAAACTTGAGGGAGCAACACGTGACGTAAACGGACGCTTAAGGGATGTAAATGGGCGTTTTATTGCGACAGGTCAATCAGCCACTAAAACCTCACGGGCTTTTGGTGGCCTGAAAAACAAAGTGGTAGCATTGGCTGCTGCTTATGTGGGTTTAAATGCTGCACAAAATGCCATTAAATCGGGGATTGATCGTATCGAATCAGAAAGAAGAATTGAATTTCTTGCTAAAGGGTATGGAGAAGTTGCTTCTTTGCAAAATGCAGCTACTAAGGCAGCTAAAAGATTTGGTACAGGTCAAACATCTGCTAACAAAGCTTTAGCAGATGTTTTTGCTCGATTACGCCCGATAGGCGTAAGTTTAGAGGACATTGTAAGTGTTTACAACGGCTTTAATACGGCAGCACGAATAAGCGGTTCATCAGCCGTTGAATCTGCAAATGCTTTCAGGCAGTTATCTCAAGCTCTTGGCTCTGGCGCTTTGCGAGGTGATGAATTTAATAGTATTTCAGAGCAAGTCCCAGGAATCTTGACGGCTATTTCGCAAGAAAGCGGCGTTGCACAAGGCAAGCTGAGAGATTTTGCAGCAGAAGGAGGAATTACAAGCGATATTGTGATTAGGGCTCTTAAGCGCATTGAAACTGAAGGTGCTAGCCAGCTTTCTGAAGCTTTAGGCGGTCCAGCACAAGCAATCCAAGATTTTCAAAACGCAAGCGAAGAAGTTCAGGTTGCGTTGACAAAAACTATTGTTCCTGAAATGGCTAGGGTCTTTACTGGGCTTGCAGAGTTAATAGTAAACCTAAAAGGTCCAATTGAATTTATTGGAGGCGTTACAGCAGGCGTTTTGCAGCAAGTTAATAGTTTAATTACACAGGCGACAAAACCTGCCGCATTTGCTGCACGTAAAGACATAGAGGCCGGCTTGATCCCGTCTAATCTTGTCAATGCGCTGACATTCAGAGACCCGCAGCAAGGCGCAAAAGAATTATTTGGGGAAGCTGAATTTAATCAACTTTCGCAAAGAGCGCGAGAGTTTGCAAAACTTAGAGGGCAAGAATTTCAACCAACTTTATTGCAGTTTATGCAAGACAGGCTTAAAACGATGGATGCGGCAGGGCAGCCGCAAAGCACAGTATCTCCTGTCATTCCATCTTTTGTATTACCTGGCGGCACAACATCTACGTCTTCAGCTGCAGCAAAATCCGACATGTCTCAGAAACTTTTTGATCTAAACAATAGGCTGCTAGGGCAAGAGGGTGAAATTTCAGAGCTAGAGAGACTGTCTTTAGAGTTTCAAATAGCCAAGCAAAAAATTCTTGAAAATAACCACAAACCTAGAGAAGAAGCCATTGAACTTTTACGAGCAGAGGTAGGTTTTGAAGAGCAGCTTTTGGGCTTTAGGCAAAAAGGAATTGATCTCGAAGAAAAACAGAGACAAAAAGCAGAAAAAGAAAGGCAAAAAATGGAAGCTGCTGAGCAAAAACGCAGGGAATCTGATCCAGGCTTCCAAATGCAGAAACAGCTTGATGAGCTGCTCAAGCTTGAGAATCAAGTGGCTGCAGGTGCTACCGCTATTGGTAGCGCTTTCAGCAACGCTTTTGTTTCTGTTGTAACTGGCAGCAAGAGCGCGAAAGAAGCATTAGCCGACATGATGTCTGCTGTTGCTGAGCATTTTATGGACATGGCGGCACAGATTATTGCTAAGCAATTAGCGATGATCTTGTACGGCACGATCATGAAAGCGTTTGGGATAGGTGGGGGAAATATGGGTGGAGACAACTTTTTTGATCCTTTGACTGGCAAGGGTGTTGCTGGACCTAACTTTGGGTTAGCAGAAGGCGGATATGTTTCAAGCCCAACTAACGCTTTAATTGGTGAAGGTGGCGAACCTGAATATGTTATTCCTGAATCTAAAATGCGTACCGCAATGTCGCGTTATTCACGCGGCAGTCGCGGTGGTTCTGTTATCCCAGAATCTGGCGCAGCTGAAGCAATGGGAGGAGGAGAAGGAGGCGGAACTGCTGTTGCCGCTGCAATTGATGTTCGCTACACAGTAGAACGAATTAATAGCATTGATTATGTAACTGCTGATCAGTTCCAAGCTGGAATGCAGCAGGCTGCGCAGCAAGGTGCTAAACAGGGTGAACAGCAAACCCTGAAGCGTTTACAGATGAGTGGCAGTACACGTAAGAGGATCGGGATATGAGCCAATACGCTTTAGGTCATGTCGTAACGATCAACGCCTTGCGGGAGTCAACAAATAGCAGCACCAAAGGGTTGTTCGTGCAATTCCGTTTTCAGAACTTTTTTATTAATCAAGATATGACATACGAGAGCAACTCGTATGGTTTTGTGCCGTTTGGTTTTTCTGGCGTAACCGTAAACCGTACAGGGGACGGCATGGAAGCTGATCTTGTCTTCCCGAACAATGATTTATCTCGCGGATGGGCAGTCTTAGCAATTAGAGATCATTATGTTGTTCAGATCGAAGTTTTAATTGTAGACTCAACTAATCCATCTAGTGGCGTACATCGAAGTGTGCATAACTACACCGGTCAAATTACAGGCGGTACTTGGGACAACGTATCGCTAAATTTGCAACTTAGCTCAGTGTTAGACGCTGTTGGAACGGACATTCCAAGGCGTGCTTTAACCAAAAAACTTGTTGGCAATTTGCCAGTTTCTAGTAATGTCCGACTGCAGTGATCTGATTGGGATGCCGTATCGGCTTGGTGCTGACGGGAGCGATGGCCACATTGACTGCATCCATCTTTGTTATCAAGCCTTGGAGCGGATGGAGATTAACGCGCCACCGTTTAAGCAGAACTGGTACGAGGCAAGTAAGTGGGAAGTGTGCCGGGATTTAATGCGGTGGGGTTTGCGAGTTGAAAAGCCTGCGTATGATGGGGACATTCTGCTGCTACCGCAGCAATCCTGGACATTCGCAGTCACATGGCAAAAAGGGATTCTCTATATCGGCCCAATGACTCA